AGGGTTATTCATACCCCAGAATGAAGGAATATTTGGTCCAATTTTTACACCACCCCAAACTTCATTAATCCAGATCCAGTCAATATGCTCACCTAATATAAGATTATCTTTAGTTTTATTTTTAAAGAGTCTTGTATCATATATAGGTTTCTCTGTGACCTTATAGTCTTCTGTAATAATCTCATTAATAACTTGACCTTCTTCAGTAATCTTAGTAAGATGTCCTACTTTTCTTTGAGACTTCCAATATACAGTTGTTACTCTTAATAAGTATGCAACACCTTGGTCATAGTAATCTTCTCCTTCTGATAGAATGTGATTAATAACATCTCCTCCATCATATATAGATCCTGCCATTGCTGTAGTATATTGTCTATATGCAAGGGATGGCATGTTAGTATTCCAATCATGTGATTTAGTACCATCATAGAATGTACCATCATTTTGATAACCACCAGTTGTATATCCTGCAGCTCTAATAGGATAGATTGCTTCAAGGGCTGCTAACTGCTCTTCATCCATAATGTAACCATATCTGTCAATTACATCAGCAGCAGTCATCATATCTGTTTTACCTACCCATTGAGATTGAGATATGTATCTTGAATCTGGAGATTTATGGTAAAAAGAAATTACAGGATTCCAGAGTTCTACTTCATAATCATCTTCCATCATGCGGAAATGCCAGAACTCTCTATCTGTAATAAGTGAATCTCTAAACCCTCTTTCTTCTAACTCATCCATTTTAAATCTTTCCACATCTACTTTATGTTGATGTGTTGCCCACTCTTCAACCATAGATCTATAGTCCTTTTTAAAGAACTGTTCAATCTCAGGAAGAGTTCTAAGATTTTCTGGGGACATTTGTTGTTGAACTTCAGGAGATTCAAAATCTGCACCTTGCTCTAAAAGAGCAGCACTTAGTTTTATTTGAGCTTCAGAAATAAGAACTTCTTCTACCATCTTTCTTTTTTGCTCAAGCATCTCATTATATGAGAATTCATCAACAGCACGGTATGTAAGTTTAGTAGATCTTTTAGCAAATTCAGCTACAAGAACATTAACTACATTTGGAATAATAGGATAAAACTTTAATTCTAAGGCAGAAACATCTTCTTTGGTTAGAGTTTCTATTATATCTCTATGCTCATTATCTTCTTCAACAATATAATCAGTTCTATCAATAATACCTTTAGCAAGCTTATAGTTTTTCATAAGTCTGCGAGCATTTCTACGGATCTGTTTTAATCCCTGCCACTCAATCCAGTCTAAATTCCAAGCTGCCCATTCTGCATCTTTTTCTTTAGATGAAATGAATTGTAATGGTTGAGTAATACTTCCTATCCTATTTTGCTCAACTTTAGCTCCGCTTTTAAGTTGTAAAGCATTATATACCTTCATATTGTTTATTTAAGGTTTCTAAAAGCTGATCTTTTAAAAACTTGGCCGTTAATAACTCTAGACACACCTCCCACATGACGGAAAGGGGTCTTATTTAATTTAAACAAATTATCTGACTTTTGCAAGTTTTTAGAGGCGTCATCCATGATAACTCTCTTAGAATAACCTCTATTAGCTTGTTGAATTCTCATGAATGCAACCATTGCAGCAAAAGATACAAGTCTATCTACGTTGACCCCATCCGCATACTCTTGCATTTCTTTAAGTAACATAGGATCTGGAATACGTTCTATACCATACTTAGTTCTTACAATAGTACCATCAGCCTTAGTTTCTACATCTAACTCTTCTTTACAGTATTCAATAGCATAGCTTAATAAGTGAGCTTTAAATAATGTGCCAGTGTTTTTCCAGCCGTACTCCTGGAATACGTTAGCATTAGCTCCAATATCCTTCAGGAACAATATCTGACTCTTAGGTACTAGGTACCTTTGTTTCTTTCTTGATATCATGTATTGGATAAACAATGAGATGTTATTCTCAATTACTGTCCAGGCATTATACCATTCTATGATTAACTCTAATCTCTGGTGAGTTTTATTAATGTCATCAAATCTACCACACCAAGCAGCTACTATTTTATCTGGTTCTACGTATGTTTCTGTTTCTCCTGCTGTCACTTTAGTAACTTCTACAGGAGCTTTCATAATATAAATAGAACAGAGTGATTCAGATGTAGTTGTTTTACCTTCTGACACGGGGTCAATAGATGCATAGTACTGTCCAAATGTAGGATCCTTAATAGGTCTTTCCCATACAACAAGTACTCCTGTTTTATCTTCGGTTTTCTTACTTACAGGAAACTCCTTAATTGGTTGTTTATCTGTAGACTTTACAGCAACTTTACCATTTTCATCAGTAAAAATATCTAAAAACTCATATGGATATTCTTTCTCTTCTATTCTTCTTTGTTGTGCAGCAACCAAATGTGTTGGAAACTTAGATACAGATCTATGTGCAAATGCTTCCTGAATGTTTCTGGGGTGCTGAGAAATCCTTAACTGATATGTTTCTGGATCAAGTTCTTTTTTCCAAGTAGCAAACTGATCATCTAAAGCTTTTAATGCTTCTTCTACAAGTGAATTACCATACTTATCTACATAAGGAGGCATTGACCATTGTTCAGGAATAAACAAACCTGACAAACCTACAGTTCCTTTATTATCTATAAGATTTGTTTCTACCTCATAGATATCATTATCATGAGGCTTAGTAATCATCTTTCTTAATGGCTCACATTGAGACAAGTCACCCACAGATCCTGCGGCAATGAACATACCTGTAGTAACCATACCTGAGCGCATGGCTGGACGCATGTACTCATATGTCTGATCCATTTTAGGAGCAATACCTGCTTCCTCATGAAAAAAGTATTTTACCGGACCCCCTACACCATTTGTTGGATCTTTCTCAAATGACATACCTTGTATGGTGCCTTTGAGACCAACTTCAGTTTTTCTATCTCCTTTTCTTACCTCAATCTTTTGCTGCCACATCATTACCTTGTCTGGAGACATAGGTCTATACCATGCTGTATGCTCATTTAAGAAAGCTGCGTATTCTTGTAAGAACTTCCAGGATCCTTTTTCATTTATATAATCTTTGAGACTGGCTCCTATCTTTAGAGTAACCCCTGCTTCAAACCATTGCTGGTTAATTAGTTTACCCATATGGTAGTAAGAAGATGCAATCTGACGTTTCTTTAGAATAGCTACATGCTTATAGTTCAACTCTGCAAGAAACTCATATAATGCCATATGATACTGTGCATCCCTGATATCAGCAAAACCGAACTTCTGAATCTCTTTGTTAAAAATTGGTAGAAAGTTTAACCACATATAGTATTCTCTTGCAAGAAACCACGTGTTAGTTGCATCCTTTACAATTATACCTTTACGGCACTTTTGCTTTTGATCATCCCAATAATTTATAAAGTCTTTAGACTTGAAGGGGGCTGTGCAATATACTCCTGTATCTCTAAACTTTCTTGACTCAGATATAAATATCTGATTAGTAGTGTCGTTGAAGCCGTACTTACCAGGTTCTTTGAAAACTCCAAATATGAAGTTGCTGAAGTCCTGTCTGGAGTCAAAGTTTGTTGTTGTCCATGTTCCATTGTCATAGGTTGGTATATCTTGATAAATCTCACTCATGTGTGATTAATTTTACTTCATTTGTTGTTTCAATCCAAACTTTTGCCCCACAACTTAGAGGATCATTTGGTCTGTATATAACTCTAGCAACTTCATTCCCATTATCATCAAGGATAAGAGCCTCATGAGCATAATCATTAGACTTATAGGTTTTACAAGTTAATACAGGTTCTTGAGTATTATTTTTAGAATTACTCTTAACCTTATGTTGATTTACATGTATAATTGTTTTCATAGTTATTGGTCATACGCCATCCCAATTCCTCCGCGTACCTTACTGGATTGCTCATCCTGTAAGTCTTTGTAGACTCCTTTGAAAGATGCTCTAATTTGGTCAAAGTTCTTAGCTGCAGCTACTAATGAGTTAATGTTTCCATCTCTACCTGCAGTAATCTGTGTAGTCTCCATATATCTGGCTAATCTATCTAGCATAGATGCCATTCCTTTATATGCTCTAGAGGTAGGAGTTTCATACATTCTCTGGCAGAATATTAAAGCAGTATGTATATCATCATCTTCTGTAGAAAATTCTGCTTCTATTTCTTTTAGAATAATATGTTCTTTGTCTACTTCAGGAGTATGAAAGAAAGGATTCATGTCTGGATTAGGACATGTCATATAAAACAAATATAGGTACACTTTAAGATAGTCATCCGGATAGTTATCCATGATATCTTTAAGTGCCTTTAGTGTATAGCAATGTTCTGTAGGAATTACTATACCATTCTGAACATCAAATAGTCTTACAATCATATTACTTCTTTTTAATAATGTAAGGATTATCCTTGAGATAATTAATAACTGAGATTACCTCATCATAAAGATATGGTATTGGCATTGGTATTACTTCTAATACTTTTGGTTCTCCATTATCATCTAACTTAGCAATAGGATACCCATATTGATCTTCTCCAGCTGTTTCAAATGTAATATGATGAATAAATATTTTTCCTGGCTGGAGTTTAGGATTATGCTTTAAGATAATATACATGTAGATGCTTAACTGTAAAGCATAATGGTTAAAGTTACAGTCATCTAAATGATCTACTGGTGAAAGCATCTTCTCAGACATTCCTTCCCAGTTTTTAAATGATTCTGTTTTAATCTCCTTATTAGTCTTGTAGTCAATGATATTAACTCTACCATTGACTAC